TTGCCCAGGATTTGCACCACATCAAAGCCCGTGGAATGGGTGGTTCTAAACTGCGTGACAACATTGAAAATATCATGGCACTTTGTAGAACTTGTCACGAATTTTACGGGGATAAGAAACAACACATGGATTTTTTAATCATCACACACCAAATAAAAATGAACAAATGATTGAAGCGTACAATATAAACGACATCCATCCCAACGATGCGAACCCCAGGTTCATTAAAGACCACAAGTTTGAACAGTTGGTAAAGTCAATTCGGGAATTTCCCGATATGACGATGGTTCGCCCATTGATTATCAACCAAGACAACATGATTTTGGGTGGCAACCAAAGATTTATGGCCATGAAAGAACTTGGGTTTACAACCGTACCTTGCCAAAAAGTTGATTGGAGTGCAGAACGCCAAAGAGAATTTTTAATCCGCGACAATACGAATTACGGATCGTGGGATTGGGATGCACTTGCCAACGATTTTGATGCGGACGATTTGGAAGATTGGGGATTGGAACTGCCAAAAGTTATTGACGAAGTGGAGGATGAACCAAAGATTGATACCCAAAAAATCACATTGGAATACACCCCCGATGAATACAACCAAGTAAAAAAAGCATTACAAAAAATAGCATCAACACCCGAACAAGCAGTTTGGAAATTATTAGAACTATGAAAGCATGGAGAGAAACCCGCGACACCATACCACATGACCAAGTGTGGGTATTAATTGACACCAAAGAGGTTGCCTATATTTTAGACGGGCAATGGTATTTGTCACATGATGATTCACCAATCAACGCACCCTATATGTGGATGCCTATCCCTTTACTACCAAACGATTGATTATGACCCCGAAAGACAAGGCGAAAGAACTGGTTGACAAATTCACCGTGGTTGGATTACAACAAAGAAATGAAGGGATTCAATGTGCATTGATTATGTGCGATGAGTTGTTATGCAATTCAACATTTCTTTTAAGTAATGGTGAAATCTATTTTTGGCAAAAAGTAAAACACGAAATCGAATTATTGTGAAATAAAAGTAAATTATGGCCAACGAAAATAATCTAACCCCATTTGCAAAAGGCAATGTCGCAAATCCAAAAGGTCGACCAAAAGGTGCAAAAAATAAACTAACCCAATTGCGTAGATTGATTAAGGATATTATTCACATACACAACGGGGAGGTTAACGATTATACGAAACGATTGTTATATCAATTTTATGAAGTATCAATGTCGGATGCCTCAATTAATTATATTAGTGATGTTGTATCAGATTTGTATTTTATTGAAAGTGATTTTGGAATTAAGATTGGAGTGTCAAAAAGCGTTACTACACGATTAAAGCAAATACAAGCGTATGCCCCAAGTGCGAAAATATCAAAGGTCATTAAAAACGCTGGTTCGTTTGAAAAAACATTGCATCGACATTTTAGGAAACAAAACATAAAAAACAATCCATTATATGGGGTTGAGTGGTTTTACAAGAACGATGACCTTATAGATTTTATTGCATCAGTGAACACCCCTATTGATTTAGTCAACAAGTTTGGAAGCAATAATATCAAGCAGTTGCAAATACAATTTTAGTTAGTTAAAAACAGAACAAAAACAGAATGAGCAAAGAAGATTTGATTCCGTTCCAACCTGGGGAGAGTGGCAACCCCAATGGCAGACCAAAGGGAAGCAAGAACCGAAGTACCATCGCACGGAAGTGGTTGGAGGTAATGCAAGAAAGTAAAAACCCCATCACGGGTGAATTGGAAAAACTATCCCAAGAAGATTTGATAACCCTTGCAATGATACACAAGGCAAGAAAAGGTGATGTTGGTGCATACAAACAATTGATGGATTCGGGCTTTGGTATGCCCACCCAACAAATTGATGTCACCACAGAAAAACCAATCTTCAATGGTATTGACTTGGATGTGAAATAATGCTTCAAAAAACCACCGCCCAAACCAAGATTTCACAACTGCGTAAGCGGGTTAGAATCGTGCGCGGTGGAACAAGTTCGAGCAAAACATTCAGTATTATTCCCATGCTTATCACATACGCGGTGCAAAACCCAAAGTGTGAAATTAGCGTGGTATCGGAAACCATCCCACATTTGCGAAGGGGTGCAATCCGTGACTTCCTTAAAATCATGGACATGGTGGGAATGTATGACCCAAACAAGTGGAACAAATCTTCACTCACCTACACATTCAGCAATGACAGTTACATTGAATTCTTTTCTGCGGATCAACCCCAAAAGTTGAGGGGTGCAAGGCGTGATGTTCTATTCGTGAACGAGTGCAACAACATAGATTGGGAATCATACTACCAACTTTCTATTCGTACAAGAAAGTTCATTTACCTTGACTATAACCCAGTGCGTGAATTTTGGGTGGATTCCGAACTCATTGGCGACCCTGATTCCGAAATGATAATCCTCACATACAAGGATAACGAAGCGTTGGACCAATCCATCGTAGCCGAGATTGAAAAGGCCAAAGAAAAGGGAAAAACAAGTAGGTATTGGGAAAATTGGTTCAGAGTATATGGGCTTGGTGAGATTGGAAACCTTCAAGGGGTTATCTTTTCAAATTGGCAAACCATTGACAAGATTCCAGAGGATGCAAGGTTACTTGGTTGTGGTGTGGATTTCGGTTATACGAACGACCCTACGGCAATTGTGGCCGTATATGAGTACAATGGCCAACGAATCGTTGATGAAGTCGCATACCGCACGGGGATGCTTAATTCGGACATTGCAAAGGCATTACCCAACTTTGTGCCAGTGTATGCGGATAGTGCAGAACCAAAGTCAATTGATGAGATACGGAGATACGGCATCAGAATAAAAGGAGTGACCAAGGGAAAGGATTCAATCAACTACGGAATCCAAATCATGCAATCACAATCGTATTTGGTTACATCCACATCCACAAACCTAATTAAAGAACTGCGGAACTATTGTTGGGATACTGATGCCCAAGGGCGTACAATGAACACACCAACGGGTACAGAACACGGAATTGACAGTTGGAGGTATCACGAAATGATGGCACTTGGGATCCGTGGGAACTACGGTCAATATGATATTAGATAAATAAATTGTTTATTTCGTGTGGGTTTCGTATATTTGCAATGACAAATATGAGACACGGAAGTTTATTTTCGGGAATTGGGGGGTTTGATTTAGCATCCGAATGGATGGGATGGGAAAATGTTTTCCATTGTGAGTGGAACGAATTCGGTAAAAAAGTATTACACCATTATTGGCCGAATGCAGAATCATTTGATGACATAACAAAAACGGATTTTACAAAATATGCAAACAAAATTGACATTCTCACAGGAGGATTCCCATGCCAACCCTATTCAAGTGCGGGACAACGCAAAGGCAAAGAAGATGAACGCCATTTATGGCCACAAATGTTACGAGCAATACAAGAGATTAAACCAAAGTACATCGTGGGGGAAAATGTTTTTGGGTTGCTTAATTGGAATGGAGGGATGGTATTCGACGAGGTGCATTCTGACTTGGAATCTGAGGGGTACGAAGTCCAGGCCGTGGTTATACCTGCGGCGGCGGTCAATGCCCCACACGGACGAGATAGAGTATGGTTCGTTGCTACCAACACCAACAGCGGTGCAAAGGGATCACCCAGAAAGAGTGGAGGCGTTGAAAGCAACGGGGGCGACGGATATTTATTCAAGGAACAACGGGGAAAATCGTCCGAATTCGATAATAGATTACATCAGTTTTCACGGAATGCTACCAACACCACGGGCATCATCAATGAAGAACAGTCAGGAGAGAATAGACAAGGGGGAGATAGATTCATTGGAAACGATGGCACAAATAGGGATGCTACCGACACCAACGGCACAAATAATCAAACACGGTCACACGGAAAAATATTGGGACAATCGCATAGGCAAAAGACAGATGGACATAGCAATGTGGAACGCACAAACCAATGGGAAAACTTCCCAACTCAATCCCCGATTTGTGGGGGAGATGATGGGCTTCCCACCGAATTGGACGGAATTACCTTTTCAAAGTGGCGAGCAGAATCAATAAAAGCATACGGAAACGCAATTGTGCCACAAGTGGCGTATGAGATATTCAAAGCAATAAAAATGACAAATGGAAATTAAAGATTATCGTTACTCAAACGAATTAAGAACAAAGGCAAAGGCATTGCCAATGTATGAGGAATTCATCAAACTGGTTGATGATGACAAAAAGGTACAAAAGTACAACACCATCCAAGATATGTTATTGGATGCGTTCAAATGGGATTCAAGCCCACAAGGTCAGGACTATTGGCAATCGGTGTATGATTCAATTGTAATCATTGACCATCCAAGATGCCCAAAATGTAACCGACTGGCAAAGGTGACATTCAGCAAATCCAAGGGGAATTATCGGTGCTTTTTATGTAAAATAAACTACAAATGACAACACAATATCAAGAGGTGCATAACCTTAAACAAGAAATCAGACGGATGCGGTTGCAGATGATTGAACAGAAGTCGGACTATGACAATTTGATTCGTGCGTTGAAGCGTGAAATTGTCCAACCCAAAACGGACATCAATTTAGAACCAACCCCATGGCGTGAAGTATTACGGGCAATCTGTGAAGTTTACGACCTTACCCCCGACACAGTGATAACAAGGTCAAGAAAGCGCAGGCCGTTGTATGCCCGTCATATGTTCAACCACATTTGCAGAAAGCGGTTGGAAATGACATTTGAAGAAATAGGGTTAATCTGTGGGCGGGATCACTCCACCATCATTTCATCAGTGCGTGAATTTGGGGATATTTTACAGACGGACAAAGAAGTCCAAAGATACCATGCAAGGGTACACACCATCCTTCACGAAAGATTCCCGTAAACATTCGGGAATTTCTTCGTTTTATTAGTATATGATTGAAAACAAAAAGATAATTGTACCTACCGAACTGCGTGATGTAAAGTTACATCAAATGATAACATACAACGGGTTAAAACCCGAAATGGATGATGTATCAAGGCAGTTGGAAGCGGTGGCAATCTTTTGTGACTTGACCATGTCGGAGGTTAAGAATATGCCATTTGATACACTGAAATACTGTGTGGAAAAAATCACAACCATGTTGGAATCTAAACCAACATTCACCCCCAGGTTCGAGTACAAAGGCATTGAATACGGATTCATTCCAAACTTTGACGAACTCACAACGGGTGAATTCATTGACATCGAAAATTACTGCAAAGAACCAAACGACCTTTGGAAAGTGTTGTCTGTTTTGTATCGCCCCATTACCAAAAAAGGACAGAATGGAAGGTATGAAATCATGGCTTACAATGCCGACCTAAACACGGCATTTAAGGAGATAGACGCGAACACTGCATTTGGTGCGATGCTTTTTTTTTGGAGTTTAGGAATCGACTTATTGAATTCTTTCCAGAAGTATTTGCGGATGGTGAGGAGGGGGGAAGTGGCGATGAAATACGCCTTACCAAAAAATGGGGATGGTTTGGAATGGTCTACCGACTTGCTAACCGAAATTTCCTCAACCTTGACAATGTGTACACAAAGCCCATTCAGACCGCTCTCATGTGGACCGCTTACGAAAGTGACATTGCGAAGATGGAACAAAAAGCAATTAGAAAAAAATGAACAATAATCACATAGGCACGGCATTTGAGTTGATGAAGGATATTGCAACCGAAGAAGGTTGGAACTATTCGCATGGTACATTGACCGAACTTGATTTCAAGGCGTTTTTGGTATTCCCATTGATGCATTGTTCGATTCAATCTGTAGCATTGACAGACCAAGTGGCAACCATTCAAATGAATGTAATGGTGGCGGATCGTGTGAACTTTCTGAAAACAGAAAACGAACAAGAAAACTTGATAACCGAGTATTCGGAATATGGATACACGGAAAATCAAAACTACGGACACATCCTTCAAGATTTGTATGTGAGATTTTCAAAAGGTTTGTGGCGTACCGAACAAAATTACTATAATCAAGTGCAATACATTCGCCCAATTACTTTTCAACCATTTGTGGAAACAATGGACACGGTATTGGGTGGTTATCAAATCACAGTTGGAATTGAACTGATTAACCCATGGGTGACTGATGGCGATTGCGTTTAAGAATAGCGAAGCCGTTGTTGCGGAGTATTCCAATAAATGGGCAGTTGCTGCCCGTATGATGTTGGAGGTAAAAAGACCGCGTACATCCATCCGTGCCAAATGGAAAAAGGTTGGTGAAGGTTGGACACCCATTTCCGTTACCAAAAAGACATTCCGTGGAAACTATGTGGCAAGTGGGCAATTGGTGAACTCTATTCAACCCAATCCAAACGGAATGACATTGGGCATCACCATGAACAAAACGGGTGATTATGTGCAGAATGGCAGAAAGCCAGGTAAAGGCATACCACTTGAATCAATGCGTAATTGGACAAAAATGAAACGCATCCAACCCCGTGATTTGTCAACTGGTAGATTCAAATCCAAGGCAACTGCGGAGGGTATGCGGTTTGCAATGAATAGAAAGATAAAACACTTTGGTATTGAGCCGTTTCCGTTTGTGACAATGGCACGCACCGAGATACTACCATCATTCAACAAGGCGTTGACAAAAGCAATGGCACAAGATATTAAAAACAGATTTAAGCGATGATTTTCAACCAACAACCCGAATCAATAGTGGGATGTAATTCCCCAATCATGTATCAATTTTACGATGCACTTTATACATCCACAAAATTCTATTATCAATGTGATGTTTATGTTTGGAGTGGCACGGCAACAATTCCCGCAACCCCAAATTGGACCATCAACAGAAAGCCCGACCAATACGGAAGTGGGCGTGGATGGATTGACATTCACAAATTGGTGCAACAAGAAGTGACCCGTGATTTTTTAATCAATGGAACTTACAAACCAAACATTGGAAGCGGTGCAAAGCGATTTGCCGTAAAGGTACGGGGTGCATACTATGTTGGTTCAACACTAACATTCACAAGTTATGTTACAAGCAATGTCGGTTTGGCATCTGCGGGGTATGCTTACACTGCGGAAGGATTCAACCAAGGTTATCCAACCAAATATGTGTTCACGGACAAATCAAAGGTTACATTGACCACGGCAACACCAACGGCCTACCTTTGGTATGATGCAAGTGTGATTACATCCATTGTGTGTGGAAGCGCAACCGTAACCCCAAACACTGTGACTGGTTCGGATCAACTCATTCAAGGCATTGAATTAAAGCAACTAATTACGGCGGGTGGAACATGGGGTGCGGACATTAACATCACTTTTGTAAAGGCGGGTGATGATATTGTTATTCCCGTGGATTTTGTGTGTGAGAATAAGTACGGACAACAAGATGTTTTATTCCTAAACAAATACGGGGTTTATGATTCGTTCCTTTTCAATGGTGTTTACAAATCGAACTTTGCAGTAACCAAAGAAAAATACGAACAACCCATCTTCAAACAGACGGACATGGCGGAAGCATGGACATACGGGGTGGGAATTACCACGCCTTATTTGACCAATTCAGTTGAAACCATGACAGTGAACACCGATTGGATAAGTGAAAATGATGTTGAGGTGGTTGAACAAATGTTTTATTCCACAAACATTCTGATGTTGGATGGTAGTGCAGTATTGTCTGCACGGGTAATGGATACAACATTTGAACGCAAAACAAGGGTGAACGAAAAGTTGATTTTGTACACGATTCAGTTGGAGTACAACCAACCGAAGATTAATAAAATGGTACGATGATAAGGTTTAGTTTGCAAATTGACGGCACACCCGTTGACCTATTCAACGATGAATCCATTCCGCTTACAAGGCAGTTGAAGGACTTGATGAACCTTTCCACAGTGTGGACGGATTACACCAAGGATTTCCAAATCCCCGCATCCGAAACAAACAACGCCATCTTTGCCAACTGGTTTGATGAAAACATGGTGATGGGTACATGGAATCCCAATTTGGGAAAGGATGGCACAATCTTCATCCATGGTTTGCCCGTGTTTGAAGGTAGGGTTGAGTTGATAGGGTGTAAGTTCAAGGATGGGTTGCCACAACTTTACAACATCATTTTTTATGGCACTACCAAAAAGATATTGGATGCGTGGGGCGAAACCTTAATGAACGAAGTGGATTGGAGTGATTACAACAATATCGTGGATGCAACCACGGTTATCAATTCATGGAATCAAACTTTGTTCAGTGGTGACATATTGTGGCCAATTGCGGATTACAACCAACAATGGCGGTATTCCAAAATGAGTGGTGTCAATGGCAACATATTAAAACCAAGGGGTGTTGAAGTGGATGATTTGCGCCCCGCAATTAGATTGAGGGCAATGCTTACAACTGTATTTGCCGAAATTGATTTAACATTGAGTGGTTCGTTTTTGACACGCCCAGAAATGGATGATTTGTATGTGTTACCGATGCAAACTGCGGGTCCTTTGTACGATCCCGAATATACAAGCCCAGGGACATTGGAATCGAATGTTATTGGATTTAGTTGCACGCAATTTACTGCGGGGGCATTGACAAAGAAACCAATTATCTTTCCAACGGTGACATCAAACCCATCGGGAAACTACAACCCCGCAACGGGGATTTATACGGCCAACAGAACGGGCAATTATGAATTCAAATTGACTTTCAATGTAACACAACCCGCCACAACACCAAGGAGTATAATTTTTTATTTTATGCTCAATGGCCGTGCGGATGATGACACTGGTGCATATACAACAACAACACTACAAACAAGCACATACACAAGGCGATTGACTGCGGGTGATACCGTTCAAATCGCTTATAATTGCGTTGGCACATGGAGTGCAAATTTGGATTTTGATTGCACAAAAGCCCCACAAGGGATTAACAACAATTCAGTGTTTATGGGTGATGCAATGCCACAAAAACCCATTAAGGACTTTGTCAATGGCGTTTTGCAAGGTTTCAACTGCATATTAGTACCCACGGGTGAAACCACAATTGAGATTCACAACCTTCAAGATTGGTTAGCAACGGGAACAACACGAAATTGGACACGATTTGTGGATGTGAAGGACATTCAACACGATAAAATTCCAATACCACGCCACATTTCATTCACGCATCAGGAATCAACTTGTTTGGCAAATGCGTACTATAAGCAAATCAATAAAAGGGAATTTGGAAGTATTAAAACCATGCCGTTAATTGATTACCCAACGGACGAATTCAATGTTGAAACACCATTTCACATCATTTGCCCACAAGCAATGAATGAGATAAACAACAATGGGCAAATTGTACGCAAAACGGAATTGAACATTCCCGTGTTTTTGGATTCTGATTCCAAGCCAGTGCAACAAGATTACACATTATTTTACTACGGGGGTAAACAATCCGTATCCGATGTGTGGTATTTCAACAATGCGATTCAAATCGTTATGCCGTTAATGACTGCGTATTCGGAATATCCAACTTTATCCACAACTTATTCAAACGCCTTTGGATTGGAATTGTCATTGCGTGGTGACGCGCCCACAAAGACCATGTACGATATGTATTGGACCGAATACCTATCCCGAATGTATTCAACGCAATCAAGGGTTGTTAAAATGACTGCAATACTACCCGTAGGGGAATGGTTGAATCTTGAATTGAACGACACCATCGCCATTTCATCAAATTATTACAAAGTGCAATCAATCCAATACGATATGTTAACGGAGGTTGCAAACTTGGAATTGGTGACATACCCCGATGTGGATATCATGAGGTTTACAACCACTGGTCAAAAGCCCGATTTCACCAATCCAACGGAAACGCCATTTGGCCAAACTTACTTGAAGGATTATTCGGTTGCAAAGGGTATCATGAATTCGTATCGGTACAACAACCAAGATTATTTGGATACAAACCAAGATACGGATTACAACAAAAACAATGTGTTTAGTTTGGTTCAGCAAGTGGACAACATGCAAGCCATTTTACAATTCAACCAAGTTACCATGTATCGTGATTCCGCAATATCACGAACCACAGATTCAACGATATGGGATCCGATTCCAATGGAAAGCGAAGTGTCAATTGGTTATGTTGACAACATCACATCCAATATGTCTTTGGCAAAGTATGTTTGCACAGAAGGTGGCCAATACAAGTTCACGGCCATGTGTGCATTTGGGCAAAGTGGGAACAAACAAATTGAGTTTGAAATACAAATTAATGGTGTTGACACAAGCGCATACGGATTGACCGATTCCAACCACCATAGCGTGAACATGGAAACCATTTTGGATTTAGCCCCTACGGATGAAGTGACATTTGTTTGGAAAAATGTAACGGGTGGAAGCCATACAATCGTAATTCAAAAAGCAAACTTTTTAGTACTTAAAAAATGATAACACAGATAATTCAACTTTTACAATCACAAGAATGGTATGGTGTATCCGACACGGTGGAAATCGCCAAAGGAAAAAACCAATACAACCAAACATTAACCCAAGTTGCAAAACAATACAAAAGAAAAATTAAGTCATGGCGGAAGAATTAGATTATAAAGTAAAGGTGGACACCACCGAAGTCACCAACGCGGAATCCTCGTTTAGCAAGTTCGCAAGTAGTGCCAAACAAGCGGCATCGGGTTTGACATCCAAGTTATCCGACATGGGTGATAAGTTTGGTGAATTGCCAGGTTCATTGGGACGAACTGCATCCGCATTTACGGGATTAGGTAAATCCATGATGATATTGGTGGCCAACCCACTTGGGGCGATATTGGCTGCGCTTGTGGGCATCTTTGCGGGGCTTCGTGCTGCGCTAACAAAGAGCGAAGCGGGTATGGACGCCCTTGCCCGTGTTACATCCATTTTCGGGGCTATATTGAACCCAATCATCCAAGCCGTTTCAGGGTTTGCCACATTGCTTGTTGATGGTTTGGCAAATGGTTTGGAATTGGTTGCCAGTTTATTTGGTTCGGCGGCATCGGAAGGAAGTAAACTTGCCTCAATGCAAGATGAATTAGAGGATAGGGAATTGGCATTGAATGAAGCCCGTGCAAAAGGCAACAAGGAATTAGCACAAGCCCGTGAATTGTTATCAGATTCAAACGCATCATTGGCCGACAGACAAAAGGCATTGGAACAAGTGCGCAAAAGTGAAACCGATTTGGCATCCAAGGAATTGAAGTTTGCACAAGATAGGTTAGATGCTGCCAAACTTGACCAAAAATTAAACGGCGAAACCGAGGAATCCAAAAAGGCAATCAGTGATGCCACGGTTGCAATGCAGAACGCAGAAACGGAATTGGCAGCCAAACGGAGGTTGTTCAATCGTGAAGCCAAAAAACTTGATAGGGAAGAAGAAGAACGCAAAAAGGAAATGGCAAAAGCGGAAGCGGATCGCCAAAAGGAACTGGCTGAAAAGCAAAAAGAATACGCATCACAAAGGCGTGAAGCATCGGACAAAATCCGCGAAGCCGACAGAAAGAACATCATTGATTCCATTCAAGACGAAGAAGAAAAGGCAAAGAAACAAGCCGAGTTCGATTTGGATAACGCCAAGCGGGAAATTGCACGGGGCAAATACACCAAGGCGGAAAAAGACCGATTGATTCAAGAAGCGGAAGAAGCCAACCAAATCAAGTTGGGGCAAATCGCATCGGATGCCGAAAAGAAAAAGTTGGATGACAAGAAAAAGGCAGACGAAGAATTAAAGGCGTTCATGGAAAAATCCGCAGAGGATGAAGCCAAGTTCATTGATGACCAATACGCCAAAGAACAATTGAGGTTGACACAAACTTTGACCAACGAAAAGGAACTTCAAGACGCGTTGACCAATTTGGAATTGGAAAGATTACAAAACCAAATCCAAGCCCGAAAAGATGCGGGGCAATCCACAACTGAATTGGAACAACAATTGGCAAACAAGCGTATCGACATTGCCAAGGATGAAGAAGCCAAAAAGAAGGATTTGGCACAAAAGGAATTTGATGCAAAGATGGCAATAATGGATGCCACATCAAACGCACTTTCAGCGTTGGGAAATGCCGTTGGTGAAGAAACGGCCACGGCAAAAACATTGGCGGTTGCGGGTGCAATCATCGACACTTATGCGGGTGCAACAAAAGCATTGTCAGCGGGTGCGGGTACACCATTGGGATACATCAATGCGGCGGCAGTTATTGCAACGGGTTTTGCGAATGTTCGTAAAATGACATCAACGCCCGTGCCAGGTTCAAGTGATACGGCATCAACCGCACCAAGTGGACCAAGTGTATCAATCGTGGGTGGTTCAGCGGATCCATCAGCGCAGATTGCAAGGTCATTGGCACAACAAAACCAAAAGCCAATCAAGGCATATGCAGTGGCAACGGATATGAGTACACAACAAGCCCTTGACCGCAGAATCCAACAAAACGCAACATTCCCAGGATAAATCGTTATATGGTTATGCAATTAAAAGGTATTAGAGTAGAATTGGGTTTGTTGGATGATTTGGTCAACATTTCCATAGATGCTAATGACAAAGCATTGATTGGTTCAAACATTGCCAAGTCAAGACAAATGCTTCAAGATTCAATCAAGGTTTCCAACAATGGTTTAGCACAAGCCAAAAAAGGTTTAGAGATGGCAAAAACATTGGGTGATGAAAAATTGATTGGTGCATTTACCCGTTGGACAAAAGATTTTGAAGGGAAAATCAATCTTGCCAACAAAAACATCAAAGTATTAAATCAATTAGACATAGTATAAAATATGAAAACATCATTTGAAAAATTCATGGCATCAAGTGCCGTTCAATCAATTAAACCCGTTAAGGTTGAAATGGGTGAGATAAAAGTAGAATTAGCACTTGAAGATATAGACGCATTAGTAACAAGATATTTCCAAATTACCGATAACGCACAAGGGCAATCAAAAGGGATATTGGGTTCGTTGCGTCAAGTATTATCAGTATACGAAAATGCATTAAATCAAGAATCACCGATGCAAAAGTCGAAAGTGGTGATTGAGAAAATGGCTGCTGATTTTAAAGCCATGGGAGTTACAGTTAATCCAAATGAGTGGGAAGAATATCGTATCTTATTGCGTGCATTGAAAGATATTGATACCATGAAAGCGCAAGCGGAATCAATTAGAAAGGCAATTTCTTTATTGAGTTAAAATGCGTATCGTTGAACTTATATTGGATGAACAACAAATGGCAAGTGGCATTGATGCAATAAGCATCGTGGAAGCCCCCGCCATTGAATCCAATTTTGTTGCGTTAAAATCCCATGAAGTAAAGTTTGCCAAGGTAGATGCCGAAAAACGCATCTTAATGGGTCCGATTCTTATTCCAGACAAACCCATATACCGCAAACAAATTGTGGATGGGGCTATGGATGAATTTTACATTTACTTTTCCAAGGATACCGTACGCAAGGCATCACAGATGTTTTTGATGAAGGGTAATCAAGGCAACGCCACTATTGAACACGAATTGGCGGTTCAAGGTGTTTGCATGGTTGAAACTTGGATTAAGGAGGACATGGAAAAGGACAAATCCGCCATCTACGGAATGAACGATCCGATTGGTACATGGATGGGTTGTTTGAAAATCACTAACGATGATGTGTGGAATGATGCCAAGGATGGCAAGTTCAAGGGATTCAGCATTGAAGGTTATTTCGCAGACAAAATGAAGATGAGTAAACAACCATCATTACTTGACGAGGTCAAAGACCTTTTATTGGAATATCAAAAATCTAACAATCTAAAAAAATAAAGTTTTATGAGTATGAACGCAGAATCAATCTTGGACCGCATCATGGTAAAATTGGGTATCAATGAACCCGTTGCCGTTGCGTTGGAACAAGTAAAAACCGAAGATGGCCAAGCCATTTTTGAAGCGGA